TTACGGTCCCCTAAAACAACTGTTACAGTTATTTGGTCGTAAGCTGCCCTTATTTTACACCTTGCAGTCTCGGTGTTGTCTCAATCTTGTAAGATAGCGCTTCAATGAGGTGAGTGGTGCTAAATGATCTTGATACTAATATCTGGATGATCAAACCTGGAAATATTAGGCATAAGTATTTTGGGTTCCTATACTTGCAATCAGGAATTTGACTTCTTTTCACTGGGGAGGCAGTCATTCTCGTCAGCAATTCTCTTATTTTATGTGAGGCAAAGACGGCCACAGAATTGATCTTTAATTATTGTTTAATCCACATCATTTCTAAAAGATATTCAGAAGAAAAGAAAAGATGTTTGGTTAGTAGGCAACTACTAGGGTTTATTTTTGGGTTTTTGTAGAACTTAAGATATATATATAAAATGGAAATTCACAATTTAAATTTTAAAACATTCAAACCAAAGAAATAGAATTTTTGACAAAAATGATATGTTTTGAAATTATATCTCTTGTTGGTTGGTCAAAATGCTCAAACTCCTCAACCCATGTCGAGAGTATCGGAGATTGTGATTTATATTGCATTTCCCTCTTATATTCAACCTAAGCACGTACAGTCGCCCCTGAAACCCTAGTGGTTGTTGTAGTCCCCATTGTTTCAAAGTAAAACTGGAGCTCTTTCAACGAACCGAGGATTTATTCACCTATTTTACAATCCGGTACCATCCCTTGAATATCAATTTTGATTTGTTCGGAGATGCCGTGTGCTCTTCCTCGCCAATAACCAGCGGTAGGAGTACGGACGGTTGCATAGTGAATATCGACTAGCATCCTTTTAATTCCACGGGCACAAGAGGTAGGACCTCCTATGTCTATTTCAAAGTTCTTTGAATAGAAATTATGGTGTTGTAGTGAAACACCTTCGACAACTTTCAGTGAGAGACCTATGTCTTTTGTTGCTGTTCCCATATCCATCCTCTTAAGGGTATGGATAAAGTCATTCCTCGCCTTCTTAGTGAAAAACTAGACAGAATTGTCATCGCCTCCCACTATTGCCAGCTATTCTGGAATGTTTGCAGCAGAAAAAACCATTAGAAGTCTCTGATAGCAACGCCATGTATTACCTACGGTTGTACGGGTAGCATGACCTGAAAAAGTCTTGCCAATGACTGTTATCTGCCTCCACACAGCCTTCTCTTATCCTACATCCATACATGCAAGGATTGACGAACAGCGCGAAATAGCCCACATGAGATTCTCTTATTCGTCAGGATACATTGCGAAAATTGTTGCTGCAAGTTCATCCATCAAAAGTGAATCTAGTGTAAGCCATGGTTCGTGTTGCCATGCGTCCCAAGAAGAGCCGTCACCATCAAGAACAAATTTTACGATTCGCCCATTGATCTTAAAAGTGATTACTTTAAGAAGTTCATCACTGTTATGACCGGGTGCGAAAATCCAGTTCTTTTGGCAGGAAGAAAAATGCATCAAGAAATCTTGTAATAGGAAATTGATTGCTACGCCCCACTATTTGAAACCCACGGGCATTTTTGCGATAAGACGCGCACGTGAGTCAGGGGTGTTACAACCAATTGCATCAAGCATTTTAGTCATTCTCTCATTTTCTTTGATTGTAATTGGTTATGCTCCCAATTTATGCCAAGCCTTCTATTCTTCTTAGTCTTTAAGATATTCAGCTGACTTAGCATGGGAGGTAATTTAATCATGAAAATGACGTTGAGGGCGCCAGGTTTTAACTGCACACCGAACACGTTCCTGAATGAACC